TCAGCCATTTATAGTTATCCTTGTATCGGGGCCAGCCCCATAGGTTGTCGAAATTTGCGCTACTTCTATGTCAAATGGCGCTACGGCCCCATCAGTTGCCTGTGTTGCCGCCAAATAGCTCCAGCCGCTGGTGTTGAGCGTTTCTTCCCGCAGAACAGCGCCTGCTTTTAGGACCCGAAGCCGATAAGCCTCGCTCTCTTCGCCTAGTGGCACATCCAGCCCCGCCCAACTGTCACCATCACGTCGCGTCCGCCTAATCCAGCTCACAGTTAAATCACCATTTCCAGTCGCCTTGAGGTGTGCCGGAGCGTATGGCCGCAGCCCGACGCCCTCGAATGTCTCGATCGAGTGCAAATACCGTGGGCTGTCATATCCAAGCCGCGCTGGCCCAATTCTGTAATGGCGCGGCAAGTTTCGTAGCGTTGCGGGCAATTCCAGCTGCACCTGTGCACCATCAAGCAGCACAAAATCAGAACCGGCAAACCACACATCAGGCATTATTCCATCGGTTCCTGCTTGCCCGCGCAACAAGCCTAAAAGACGGTATTCTCCGGGCGCGATAAGCTCAGCCAAGCGGAACTGAAATACCTCCCAATCTCCCGTGCCCGCGCGCACCGCCGCCAAATTGGCACCGTTCAGCACGTCAAGCGCCGAGCGAGATTGCAGTCCCCCGCTTGATACCCGAACCCGCACCGAGGCCCCACTCCAGCGCCCTGGCTGGGCGCGCGCAAGGTCATCCAGCAATTCGCCCATCACAGCACGGCGCGGTATAATGCCTTCCAGCGCATACCCCGCATCTTGTGATGCCGACAGGACCGCCGCCTCTCCGACCCATGGCGATGCGGTTACCGCCACCGTCGGCGCATGCGGAATCTCGTCGCCCCTTAGCAATGGCAAATCCATGAACTCGGCGTAAATCGGCCCGGCTGATACCGGCACACCACGGTCATATATCCGGTCTTCTGCCAGCGCAGGTGCATAAACCCCGGCTTCCACGCGCGTCGCGCTTACTTTGCGCAATCCATAGTCTTCCGCCCGGTCAATCCGGTAGCGGGTTTCAACTCCAGCATTGTGCAAGGCAACAACATCTCCGGCAGAAAGCGCAATCCTGCTTGGCGGCAAGGCAAATTCAACACCATCTCGCGCAATCCGCGCCTCTGAAAGCCAGCGGGCAGCCACATTATGCGCCTGCCCGCTCGAGAGCGCCAGTGGCAGCTCAGTGCTGCTCACCCGTGTCGTTCCCTCATCCGGAAACGCAGCTTCGGCAGCCCCCCCTTGGTAGTCATTCATCGGCTCTACATAGCCCACACGCACGCGTGCAGCGGTCTCGCTCTCCGGATTTCGCGTCATGCTAAGCGCCGCATCATCCCCTTCAACTGCAAAGTCATCCGCGCCCAGCGCAGCCTTCGCCCGCCCGTCAAGCGTGCGAAACACAATCTCGCCACCGCTTTCAAAGCTCTCAAAACCATAGGCCAGCATCAAGGGCTGCAACCCTTGTCGCGCCGTTTCGTTTCGGTCAAGCGATGCCCCCGAAACCACACCATACAGCGCGTCGGTATTCACCGCTTCCACGCCACTTCGCGCACATATCTCGCGGACAACACCGTCAAGTGGCGCAGCGGTCGTTCGCCCCGACACCCAGTGCCCCCGCGCATAGTTATCCCCGTCAGACCAAATGCCACTGCGGCTCGGAAAATCAGGCCAAGGTCGCGCATCCCAAGCCCACACATGGGCCCGCTGCATTTCAACCATAGATGCGCCATATTCATCCGAAACCGGATTATTTGCAGCATCGCCCCAATAGCCATATAGCGCCCGCAGGTATTGGACCTGAACAAAATCATCCCGCCCGCCATTGCTAAAATATGGCACATGCGATTCCACCGATTTCGGGTCCAGAAAAACGTTTGGCTGGTTGGTGCCTTTGTCAATTGCAGGGCAGCCGATCTCGGTAAACCAAATCGGTTTGCTTTGCGGAAGCCAGTCAGTATAGGCCGTGTTTCGCACGCCGCCAATCCGGTTTCTGTGCCCCCAGCGCCACCAGCTCAGAATATCCTTATAGCGATAGATCCAGGGCTCGTTATAGGCGCCATCCGTGATTGGCGTGCGCACTTGCAATTCCCGCGCCTCGTCGTTGGCGTAATACCAGTCAAACCCCTCTCCACCAGCCACATTTCCCCGTAAATACCCAAGGTCGTAAATAGAGCCGGCCGACGCATCCATATGCACTTCACCATCACGCCAATCCGAAAGCGGCATATAGTTGTCAATGCCGACAAAGTCGATTTCGTCATCTGCCCAAAGCGGGTCAAGGTGGAAGAGAACATCACCCGAACCATCAACCGGATGATATCCAAAATACTCCGACCAATCAGCCGCATAGCCAATTTTTGCATCAGGTAAAATGGTTCTCACATCAGCGGCCAATACCCGCAATGCCTCTACCGCCGGAAAAGATTCGACACCCGAGCGCAGCGTGGTCAGCCCGCGCAATTCCGAGCCAATACAAAAAGCCTCCACACCGCCCGCCAGCGCGCACAAATGCGCATAATGCAGCACAAATCGTCTATATGACCATTCCGCCGGTCCGCTATATGCGACGCCTTCACCAGCAGGCGTAAAATCCTCAATTGCCGCATTGCCAAAAAACGTAGAAATTTCAGTGTCCATCACAGGTGTTTTATCTGGCGTGCCTACACCATCCGGTGCAACAGAAGCCGTTATTCGCCCCCGCCATGGAAATACCGCCTGTTCGGCCTGGCCATAAGGGTCGGTTAATCCATTGCCAGACGGAATATCCATAAGCACAAAAGGATAAAACATAACGTCTTTTTCCTGTGCTTTTATCGCGGCGATACTCTGCAAAACCGATTCATCGCAGGGTGTTCCGCCAAAATTTGGCCTGTCTTCCTCGTCTCGGCTCATCAAAGGCACAGCCCCCCGGCCAGCCCCGCTCACGCTCCACGCCATCGGCACGCCGTCCACCTCGGCCTGCTCAACTTTCGGCGCAATCGCACATGAGCCGCAGCGCAGGTCGTCACCAAACCAACTCACAACAAGCGAAACCGATTCACACCCCGGCAAATCCCCCTGCATTTGCGCGAGGGAAACCTCGATATCCGTTCCACCCGCCTCACTATTCACATTTGCCGACCGGTTTGCGCCTTTTCCCTCGGGGTAATGCACAGCCTCGGTTGCCAAAGCATATTCACCCGACCCCGGAATCAGCGCAACGCCCTTTATTTGGTCAGCTACCGAATCCATGCGGGCTCTGATCACCTCAAAGTTAAATTGCGGCACGCGATTGCCAAATTGAGTCAGGTCCAGATCTTCAAAAACCACATAGGCCACACCACGATACGCGGGCGCATCGCCCTCAATAGCCGTTATCGCCGGGTCAGCCATCTGCGTTTCCGTGCCAACATGAAGCCGCCAGTTAATGCCCGACATTTCCAGCCGCTTGCCATCAGCCCACACACGGCCGATCCGCGTTATTTCGCCTTCACATAAAGCAATCGCAAGGCTCACAGAATAGCTGAAGTTCGTCGACTTTGGGCCGCCTAGCCCCTTGCCTCCACCGCTGCTCACATGCTCCAAAAACCGGCTGGCCCATATCACCTGTCCGCCAACCCGGATCGCACCATATACCCGCGCCATTGGCTTGCCCTCGGCAGCCCCTTGCACCCGCAAGGTGTCCACGCGCCCGTGCTCCACCGGAGCAGAGCCGCCCAGCAGCCCTTGGTCAATTATATTCCCGATTGTGCCGCCCACGGCCTTGCCGATCACCGCCGCACCCAGGCCCAGCACAGAGCCGCCCACAGCCGAGCCAATCGCCCCGCCAGCCGCCGCTAAAAGTATCGTCGCCATTTAAGCTCTCCCCTCAGGAATCCGAAATTTTCCGGCTATCCGCCGCGCCCATGCGGGGGTGAGCGGGCTTTCGACCACGCCACGCCCCGAATAGGCATGAATAATTTTCTCTGCGCCCACAGTGTCGTCCGACAATATCGCCACATGTTTCACAACCGTTCGGCCAAGCCGAAACAACAGCACATCACCCCGCGCCGCTATCAATACTTCGGCCATATGCCGCTTGGCAGCTGGTAAAAGCCGCTCAACCCCGTCGGTTTCCGACCAATCCGGCGTATAGGCACCGGGCTTTTCCGGCTCGCACCCGTGCAGCTCTCGCCAAACGCCACGCAAAAGGCCGAGGCAATCCGCCCCGGCCCCTTTGCAACTAGCTTGATGCTGATACGGCGTGCCAATCCACTGCCGCGCCAGCGCTACAACTCGCTCACCCATTCACAAGGCTTCCACCGTTATTTGTCCCGTCAGCGCGTGGAAAGTCCGTCACCCAGTCCTCGCCGGGTATCGTCGGGAACCCCCGAAAATTTACAAAATTGCCAAATTTTGCGGCACATGTTTCCGAGCGCTTGTCACAACCCACGACAATCTCTGCCACATCGCCCACTTCAACAGGCGCGCGCAATTCCTCCCAAAGTTCTAAATCGCGCGCATCGGCACGAGCCGCATCAACCTTAATAATCGACGTAACACCCGCATTGGCCCCGCTCACCCAGCGCATATGCCCGTTGGCAAACCACCCCGCATCAGCGCTGGGTTGAGCCTCAACCAATATTCGCCGGGCATTCACCTTTGAAAGCACCGAAACCGTTGCCTTGCGTCCTTCAGCGTCTAGATCAACCCCGCAGCGCATATCACCAAGAACCGCATCGCACCCCGGCACATATCCGCGCCCCAGCGGCTTGTTCAGCCCCTCTGCCAGCGATCGGAGTTCAACCTCAAATGCCGTCGGCCCGCGCCGGATCTCCCCCAAAGTTCCGCGAAACACCTTTTCGCGCACGGTCACATCATCCCAGTTCACCAACCATTGTATCACCTCGGCACGGTCAAATTTCCCCGCCAAAATATCCGCATCCCGCAAGCCTACTGCGCTTAAAGCGCCCACAGCCTGCCCGTTATCCACGCTCAGCCCTGTGCTGCTCTCCAGCGCCGAGGCATCCATACCCGAGCCGGCCATATATAGCTGCCCGCCAAATTCAAGGTCGCGGTCATGGTCCGTAAATCCAAAAGAGACCCCGTCTTTGCGCAGTAAATGCCAGCACCGGCAAATTGTCGTCGCACCGCCATCAAGCAGCGCCTGGAATTCGGTTGATATCTCCATCAGACCCGCACCTCCACCACCGGAATCGCCGGAATCTCACCCGCAGAAAATGCCCCGGAGCTCGCTTCAATCCTGTCCGTATCAAAGCGCACGGGCACATCAAATTCATAGCCGGCCGTCAGAATTGCATCTTGCGCCGGCGCAGCGGCAAAGCTGACCATCCCGTTGGTATAGTCCACCTCAAAATGCACACCCTCTTCCTGCACATCCCCTGCAAGCGCAACGCCAACACGCCCCTCCAGCGGTTTTGAAATCACGCGCTCATAGTTGAACGCCCCCGAGCGATAGTTTTTGATCAAAGGAAACGTGGTTCGCACTCCGTCGCCCTCCCCAAATTTTTGATCCAACGGTCCGAAATTGTCAGAGGGCAAGCAGGATTTAAAATCGGTCCAGTCTTTCCAGCGAAAGCCAAACAGCTGTCCGCGCCGCGCCTCGAAAAAGGCAAACGCTTCCGCCAAATCATCCAGCGAGCGCATCCCCAGCCCCGCATCATAGCGGCGGCGCGACTGCGCCCACGGCGAATTGCGCTCCTCAAATCCATTTGAAAGCGTCACAATCTCGGTGCGCCGCTCCGGCCCACCGGCCGATCCAAATGACAATGCCGTCGGAAACCGAACTTCATGAAAATTCATGCTAACCTCCCAATATTCTTAAAGATTACGCTGTCCACGCGCCAACGCACGCTGATACTGCGCTGCAATCTGCGCCTTTGAGCGCTGAAATCCAGCCGCGTCCGGCGTGCTGATGTTCATTGTCACATTCACCGTGCCGCCGCCGCCGCCACGCACGCCTAGCTTGCCATCCGCACCGCGCGCCAATGGCATAATTGCTTCTGGTCCGGCTTCGCCCATCAGCCCCGTGCCCCCCCGCATCGGAAAGCTCGTCGCCTGGCTCACCACTCCGCCTTTGGCAAAAGCCTGCACGCGCCCCGATGAAAACGCCGCCCCGTTTTCAAACGGCAAAATGCCGGACATCAGGTTTTGCAATCCGCCGCCGATCAGGTTTCCCAATCCGCCTGTTACCGGTTTCAGCACCGAATCCAGCGCCGAATTGGCGATCGAAAGCGAAAGCCCTTTCAAAACATCGGTCAGCCGCCCACCGTCAAATACCAGAGAATCAAAGGCGGAGCGCAGGCTTGTGCCGACAGAGCGCTGAAAGCCTGTAGCGCGTGCCGTTGTTGCCGCCATCACCGAATTCACCCCGGCCAGCTCCGCTTTAAATGCAGCCGCTACAGCCTGTGTGCCGGCGATAGAGCCTTCAAGGTCCCCGAGTGCCAAATCCAGGTTTTCCAAATCTGCTGTTACTTCAGCCATTTTCATTTCTCCATGTCAGGATATTTTGCCATCAGCTCAGCCAGGCCAGAGCGGTCCATAATTCGCTGCCCGTTTAGCCCGGCCATCAAGGCCAACTCTGCCGGAGTGAGCCGCCAAAACTGGTCAGGTGACAGCCGCAGCTGCCCCAGCCCCAGCCGCATCAGCGCAGGCCAGTCAAACCGCTTCATCGCTCACCGAAAACGCCCGCTTCAGCAATAGCGCCCCCGCCTTTGCTGCCGCCATCGGCCCACCCTCAATCGAGCTTGCGAGCAGCAGATCCCGATCAATAAGCAGCCCCGCGCCCCTTAGCCCGGCCAAAAGCAGCTCAATCAGATCAACCGAGCTAAACGCCCCGCTTTCAAACCGCTCTACCAGCGCCAGAAGCGAATCCGCCCCCAGCGCCGCTTCCAGTTCCGCCAGCGCCCCAAGGGTGAGGCGCATTGGCCGCGCCTCCCCGTCCAGCACCAGTTCCACATCGCCACGATATGGGTTCATTAATAGAATCCTCCGCCCGGAGGTGGTGGTGGCGTAAACGTATCGATCTTGCCGCCAGAGGTGAGCGTGATCTCGTAAGTCGCCTCACCATCATAATTTCCGGCAAATTCCAGATTGGTAATCTGGAAAGGCCCGCGAAAGTTCCCGAGCCCCGGAATAATGATTTCAAACATCGGAATTTCGGCGTTCAAAAAATAGGTCCAGGCGCGATCATCGGTATCGCCATCGAGAAACACACCCGAGCCGCTGATCGTCGCCGAGCGCACGCCGGTGCCCGACAGCAATTCGCGCCAGCCGCCTTCACTCGCCATGTTTGTAATATCTACGGATTCAGAGTTGAACGACACACGCGTCGCGCGCAGGCCGGCAAAAGTCGTGAACGACTCCGTGCCCGTCATGTCGATCTTGATCAAGATATCCTTGCCTTTTACTGCAGCCATTTTCAGTTTCCTTATCTGTTGCCATCATCAAGAATCGCGCGGAAAACCAGCGCAATTCTGCGTGTTTCGGGGGCCACGCCACGGCGGGCCCTCGATTTCAAAAATTTAAGATTCAAAAGAGAGCCGCGGTTCAAAAACAGCTCGGCCCAATCAAGCGCGTCCACCACCAGCCCGGCCACTTCTTTCGCGGCGCTATACCCGGCAAAATCCGAGTGGATATTGATTTCGAAATCCAGCGTGCAGCCCTTATGGCTCGTGCTTGATCGATCTTTCGCTACCTCGTCACCAAGCGTAATATAGGTGCCAATTGGCGGGGTTCCGTCTCCTGCTGGCGGCGAATCATAGATGCCTCCCACCAGCGCAGCCAGCGCGGTATTGCCTGAAAGTGCGGCAAAAACAGCCTCTTGCAGGGCGGCGCTCATAGCATAGCTCATTGCCTGCCCTCCTCGGCCCAAATCTCCAGATACATGCCCGCCGGGTCATATTCACCAACAGCCAATATATCGAAATGGCGCCCGCCTTCACGAAAGCGCTGATCTGGCCGAGGGCGTGAATCCGCCCCAAAAGGCGCCGCGCGAGTCAAAATCTTGTATTTTGTTACAGATATTGTGCGCGCACCCACTAGGCGCTCCGCGGCGCCTCGGGCATCTAGGTTTACCCAAATCGCCCCTTTCGAAACCCAGCTTTCAGTAAAGCCCCCCATACCATCCGACACGCGATTGCGCTCTTCCAATACCATCTTTCGGTTTAATTTTGGCGAGCTCATGCCGCGCCCCCGATCCGGATCCGCTTATACGGCTCGATCAATGCGGAAATCCCGAGCGGGATTTGCGCAGCCGCTTGCCCCATTGAATCCCGGTTTTCATAATATCCTGTCGCCAACATCAGCATGGCCCGCTGCAAATCCGCCGGAATTTCCGGCCAGCCGCCATAGCCAGCGTCAAAGCTGATCTGCGCTTGCCCATAAGTCGATATTTCGGAGAATTCAGCGCCAATCGGCACCAGTCGCGGCCGTTGGGAATCCTCGATCAACCCGTAGCGCGCCGGATCAATCGTTTCCGATGCGCCGTCTGCCGAAATCATCTCAAGCTGTGTAATCGCCGTTATTGGCGCGACCGGAAGCGCCTGCGCACCAGATTCCCGCCGCCATGTTGAAAAGCTCCAGCGAAACCCACGCGCAACCAGAATCTTTCCGGTTCGCGCCTCAATAGCCCCCATCGCCGCCCGCAAGCACATTTCCAACAGCGCGTTTTGCGCGCCATCATCGGCAAAACCGGAGCCCAGCCGCAAATGCTCGGTAAATTCAGCCACCGGAAAATCCGCGCTGCTCAATGTTGTTGTTTCAGTCAGATTCATGGAAGTCTCCAATTGTTGATGCGGCTGCTATCCGCAAAATCACCGCCTGTTTCAGCACCCGTTTCGAATTGGTGCCAACGGTGCAAGTGAGCAAGTAAACCTGCCCCTCCGCACCGCCAACCAGCACCACCCGAGAGCAACAGGCTACAATAGTTTGTTCTATTATTTTCAAACAGTTAGGATCATCATCCACGGGTTGGATCGTCCACCCAAGGTCGTCAACCACCTGTTCATATTGCAACAGCCCCCCGGCCCGCCAATCAAGTGAGAAGGCCAGTTCGGAGTTCGGGTCTTTTACGATTGTGCCGCGCATTTGGGTCCAGTCTTTTTGTCATTAATAAATCCCCCGTGCCGCCCATACGGAGGGAGGAACAGCAAACCGGAAGCACGGGGGAGGCAGCCCCCGATCAGGGGGCCTATTGCAGGCCTAAGGCCTACGCCTTAGGACGCCGCAAATTTCAGCAGCTTGATCGCCGCAAAATCGCTCACATCGCCACCAACACGTTTGGTGGCGAAGAAAAGAACATGTGGTTTAGCGCTAAACGGATCGCGCAGGATACGAAGATCCGGGCGCTCGGCGACAGTATAACCCGCACCAAAATCACCAAAGGCAATCGCCATCGTGTCCAAGGCAATATCCGGCATATCTTCCGCAATCAGCACCGGGTAGCCCATCAGGCGGGCAGGCTCGCCAGCGGCCAAGCCGTCAGACCAAAGGAAGCGGCCATCCACATCTTTCATTTTCCGCACCGCGCCAGCGGTTTTGGAGTTCATCACAAATGAAGCATGGGCGCGGTATTGTGCGTTCAGCGCGTAAACCAGATCAACAATCGCATCGGCCTGATCCACCGCCGCAAAATCACCGTTGGCACCGGTAGCCACATATCCAAGGTTGCCCCAGCTCCACGAGCTATCCGCAACTGTGGTATGGGTCAAAAATCCTGTTGGCTTATCCACACCGTCGCCGGTTACAAACGAAAGGCTTTCTGCACGCGAAAACTTATCGGCAATGCGGTCTGCCAGCCAGCTTTCTACATCAAACGCGCTGTCATCCAGCAAGCGTTGCGAGGCCTTGGGAAGCGCCGAAAGCTCGTGCAAGGGAATGGTGATACGGTCAATCTGCGGCGTGCCTGTTTCGGAAGAAGACGTGGTTTCGTCGGCCCAGCCAGCGCCAATATCAGAGTGGTCCACCAACACATCATACGCCGTGCTTTCGACCTGCACCACATTGGCAATTGCGCGAATGCTGGAAGCCCCGCGAAGCACTGAGGTGATTTGTGCCGCCGTTTGCGGGTCTACCAAATAGCCGCCATCAGCTGAAACAGATGTCGAGAGCGCTTTTTGGTCCATTGGCAAGCCGCGTAGCGCGTCATCATCGCCGGAGCGAAGATAGGCCGAAAATGCCTTTTTGTGAGGCATATCCAGGTCAGCCGCTGTTGAAAGCGCTGGGCGGGAGGGTGAGATAGATTTACGATCAAGCATGTTCAAACGATTTTCCTGTTCTTTAAGTTTAAGTTTAAGATCAGACTGAAACTCATTGAATTCAGTCAAAAAGCCTTGCAGTGCAGCCTTCACTTCCACAGCAGGGCCTTGCGCCTTGGTTTCGGTATTACCCATTGGTTTTCCTCTTGGTTGTTCTGGCCTAGGCCAGCATGTCTCTGGCAGCCCGAAAGGTCTCCGCCAGATTTTGCGCCAACGCCTCCTCATCTGAGGAAGGCTGCACACGCGCCTCTTGAAGCATCGGAAAGGTCACGAGTGACACTTCCCAAAGCTCGATCTCGTGCAGCAAGCGGCCCTTTTGGGCCTTCTCGCTGCGCTTGGTGCGGTAGCCAATTGACAAGCCGTCAATCGCTCCCGCTTCCAGCAAAACTTGGGCCTCAAATCCGGCCTGCACCTCGGTCAGCAGCCGGCCAGTCACGCGAAGTCCCTTGGCGTCTTCCGCAATTTCGTCCCACACGCCAATTGGCTGGGTCGCATCGTGCTGCCAAAGCATCTTTACCTTGCCGCCACGCGCCTTGAGCTTGGCAAGGCCGGCTTTATAAGCGCCTGGCTGCACCACGTCACCGCCTTGGTCAGCAGCGCCAAACAAGCTGGCATAGCCGCTGATTACGGCGCCATTAAGTGCCGCGTCTTCAAGCGCACAGAATTTGGTTTCATAGGCAGGGCCCATGAATTGAGAAATTTCCATCTCATTCCCTTTCATTGATTTATGGTTGTCGAGCCATCCTGAGGCCCGGCGTCACGCTCGGGAGCCCTTCAAAGCTTTCACTTTGCGCGCACATCCCGTTTCATCCGCGCTGAATATAAGCCATCGCGACGTTGGCGAGAAACAGGCTCGCCGCGCCATAGACAGCCAACCACATCCGCTTTTCGAGCCGCTCCAGCATGGATTCGATGCCGTTCAGGCGGCGCTCAAGCCCTTTCCAGCGCTCGTCAATCACCCGCTCGTGTGCTTCAATGCGGGCGCTTGCCGCATCAAATGGTTCATATAAGAACCGGGACCCGCCGCTTTTGCGCTCACTCATCCGCAACCGCCGGCAGCCCGAGCATCGCCCGCTTTTCAGTATCGTTCAAAAAGCTTGCACCGGCAATCCGTCGCCACTGCGACTCGCGTTCAACGCTCAAAGCAGGGACGGAATCAAGGTCTGCCTTCAGGGTCATTTCCGTGCCGTAATAATCAGAAAGCCAGTTCCCCAGCGCCCCGCAGACCTTGCTCAAAAGCGGCAATACCGTTTGTCGGTAAAACGCGCGATTTGCCTCAGCATAATTGGCATAAGCCGCATCGCCCGGCAGGCCCAAGAGCATCGGTGGCACGCCAAAGGCCAAAGCAATTTCCCGCGCCGCGCTTTCCTTGGTTTTTTGGAATTCCATGTCAGAGGGGCTAAATCCCATCGGCTTCCAATCCAATCCGCCCTCAAGCAGCATTGGCCGCCCCGCGTTACGCGCCCCTTGATGATGGCTCTCCATCTCGCTCACCAAGCGTTCATACTGGTCCTCCGCCATGCTCCCCATACCGTCAGCCCCTTTATAAACAATTGCGCCAGAAGGCCGCGCGGCATTGTCTAAAAGCGATTTAGACCAAGCACTTGCAGAGTTATGCACATCCAAAGCCTTCTGCGCGGCGGCCATCGGCGATAGGCCATAATGGTCGTCGCTTGGGTGAAACAGTTTCACATGCAATACAGGTGCAACAGCGCTTCGCATATCAAACCGATGCTTTTTTGCGCCAACTGCATATTCATATGCCACTGGCCAGCCATCGGCCCCGGGCACCACGCGCATCCGGTCAGACCGCAGCACAAATAATTCTTGTGGTAGCCCGGCTTCTTCCAGCCCTGCCGCCTCCACATAGCCATCTCCAGAGAGCAATAGCTGCCCAAACAGCGCCTCTAGCAAATCAGCCCGCCCCTGCGAAGGATTGGGGCGCCCGAGCAAGCCCAGCATGGGATGACGTTCATATCTGCGCTCTGCATCGCTCAGCACCAGCTCAACAGCCGCCGCCGCTTCCGCGATCATTTTTACGCAGCGAAATCCGACAGGATTGCCAACAAACCCGTTGCGCGCCAAGCTGACAGCATCCTGCCCAGACCAAGCCACCCGCCCCGCGCCCTGAAAAGCCACAACCCCGGCCACAGCACTAGACTTCTTCTCACTCACGCCTTTTGACGCCTTAAAAAGCTGCAAAACCATAAAGTTATGCTCCTTTGTTATAAGTTAACTTCAGCAATTGCTTACAGACCACGCACCCGTGGAGCCAAAAACTTGGCCGATGGATCAACCATCAAATCCGTAATTGCCCAGACCAGCGCGTCTACGCGATCAGGGCTTCCCGCGCCCTTAAACCCTTCACCAGTCATCAGGCACATCTGGTCCTCCAGCTTGTCCAATCCGGTCACATGGGCCACGCGCCCCTGTTCATAAAGCGCGGCTACCGGTTCGGCGCGTGCAATTTTTCCGCGCGAAGCCCGCACCGCGCGATATGCCACCAACGGGTCAATCTGCCGGATCAAGCTTTCCACCAGCTCCCCCCCTTGGTTCACTTCCGCCACAAGCCTGTCCGCCTTAAACGCATGAAACACCTCAACAGCCCGCGTCGCCCAAGCCTGCGGGCTCGCGCCCTGAACACTCGCATCCTTCAGCACGACAGCACGCCAATTCACTGGCGGCCCCTCAGCCACCACGCCAACCACGATAATCCCGCAAAGGTCGGCTTTTGATCCGCTCGTCACCGGCGGGTCCACCGCGACCACAATCCGGCTAAACACCTCTTCATTCCCGCGCTTAATTCCGTTGTGGCACCAAAGCGCTCCCTCTTCTGCCAGTAAAAGCTCGCCCTCAAGCTCTTGCCTTCCTAGCCTCGTGCCTTTGTATTTCGCTGTCACGTAGCGCAAAAACGAGCGTGCCAAATTCGCCTGGTTCGCCGATGTTGGCGCCGACGTTTTTACCGTCGTTGCCTCATCCAATATCTCTTTCAACAAAGCATTGTTCTTTGGTGTCGTTGTCACCACTTGCTGCGGATTATCCCCGAGCCTCAGCGCAAATTGCAGCATATCCCACGCCTCGCGCCCCTTTTTCCATTTCGCCAGTTCATCCACCCACGCCCCGTCAAATTGAGGCCCTCGCAGTCGCTCCGGGTCAAAGGCCGAATAGAGTTCGGCCACAGCCCCGTTTGGCCACAACAGCCGTTTCCGCGTTGCTTCAAACACCGGTCGCCGATCCGGCGGCGAGCACGCCAGAATGCCGCTTTCGCCAAAAACCATTACTTCCCGGCATTGCTCAATCGTCTCGGCCACCAGCGCAATCCGGCGGCAGCGCCCCGGATCTTCTGGCCGCGCGCCTTCTACTTGGCACCGCACCCATTCTGCACCGGCACGAGTTTTCCCCGCGCCTCTGCCACCCAAAATCACCCAGCT